AAACTTACCGTGGATGCTGCACGTGCAAAAATTATTGCAATAAATTCACAATTAGAAGCAATGATGGCTCAAACAACTACGCAGGTTGCAACAAGTTTAGGAAGAACTGCTAATTTAACACAGGTACCATTGCTTAATCAGCCTATAGTTGGCCCTACTGGAAAAGCAAATACTAAAGAAATATTTAGAGCAAATAGGCCAGGTGCTCAAATTATTGATAAAATTGCAAGGGCATTAGGAGTAAGAACTTGGGGCGGCGGATATTCTACCGAGACTACTATGCCTAAGAGAATGAATATGGGCGGATATGTTTATACAGCAAATGATGGAAGTATTGTTCCTGGCCCAAATATAAATGCAGATGTTGTTCCAGCAGTTCTAACTCCTGGAGAATTTGTGGTTAATAGAGAAGCAACTCAAGCAAATTTACCATTACTTACAGCATTAAATAATAATAGGGGTTCAGATGGACCTGGCTTCAATCTTGGAACTAGAAAAGCGGTACTTGCTACTACACAACAAATGTATTCTGGTAGACAAATTTCTCACCTGGGCAGATCATTTAGATCGGTAGATAGACCAGATTTGCATCCAGAATTAATGTCACAATACGGAGTAAGCTCTGAAAATCTAATGAATCCAAGAACATCTGTTCATGGAGGACTAGTCGCTGCTTATCATACATTTTTTAATCAAGGAACACACAGAGGATCCTTGCCAATAGATGTAGCTATTAATTATTTAAGAGGAATACCAGTACCAATTAATTCAAATGGTCTTTATGCTCCAAATGGAACTCAAAATGTAACTCATGACCCACTTGTTGCATATGGGCCATTAATGGAAGACTTAGGAATTCGTGATAGATCTAAATTAGACTTTGTTTCAAATTTAGATAGAGAAATAATTAATACTTTAACAGGACAAAAAGAATCTGGTAAAACTATTTTAGCAGATAGAATAACTGGAAGAAATGCAAATCAAAGAGTTAGTGCATCTATATTAAGAAATGCTGTATATAGAGCTGCAATTCCTTACGGATCTTCGGTAATGAGGGGCTTAAGAAAATTAGAAAAGCATCAAGAAGTTCGTGTTCCACAAGGAGTGCCTGCCACAGGAAAACCAACAAATCGTGGTCTTAGCACAAATAGAATTTTTAGACCTACAGAATCTAGAGCATCTTCAGCTATTTCAGCATTAAGAGCTGGCAGAGGGATTCCACAATTTACAGGATCTGCGTTTAGATTTTTAAGTAAAGCTATGGGAAGAAATTCTGGAGGAATGATTCCAGGATACAATATGGGCGGAATGGTTAAAGGGTATCAAAATGGCGGACCAGTATCAGCATTTACTGCTGGCGTAAGAAATCCTTATGGCAAGTCTATAGTTTCTGGAGGAATGCCACAAATGGGAATGGGATCCCAAATGGCAATTGGTATGGGCGGCATGATGGCTGGCTCAATGATTGGTGGACCTGCTGGTATGGCTGTTATGGCTGCGTCAAACATACTTCCTCTGATGTCTGGATTAAAAGGTATCGGCGGAGTGCTACCAATGGTAACAAAGCTTGCAGGAGTTCTTGGAAGACTAACAATTCCTGGCGCAGTAATTGGCGGGGCATTTATGCTAGGAAGAGCTTTATTAGATCTTAAAAAGAATTATGAGGATGTAGGTAAAGCAAACAGATTAGCATTTGGCGGAACTCAGGAATCTTTTGCCTCTGTTGGAATTACTAAATTTAAAACATTATCAGATAGACTAAAAGAAGTTAATGAGCAAATAGAGTTAAATAAGGCTAAGGCTCAATCAGCATATGAGGCATATACTAAGGGCGGTCCTACTGGAATTACCTTAAGCATAACTGAATTAAATGAAGCTATTGAAAATGCTAAAAAGAATCAAACAGATTATATTGAAGCATTTAATAGTATTGATAGTAGTGGAGTAAATAAATATGCAGCCGATCTAAAAGCACAATTTGTTGCTATGGGATTATCTGCATCAGAAGCATCTAATCAAATATTTGCAATAGTTAAGGCGTCTGATAAAGCTAGACAGGCTTTATCTGCAGTAACAACTACTGATTTTAGAAATATAATAGATCAAACTACAGCATTAACTAGACTGTTTGATAACCTCGGCAGGGCGTCAACTATTAACAACTTTAACCCAGAAGAGTTTGCACAAGGGCTAGATACATTAGTAAATTCAGTTATTGCATACCAAGAAGGATTAATTGGAACAAAAGACGCTTTAGATCCTAAAAATATAATTGATTCAGCAGAATCATTAAGAATAACTATGGAAAAAATTACAAAAATTAATAGCTCTAATTCTATTTTAAGCGTAAAGCAGGTAGAAAATTTAAAGCAGCAAAATGTAATATACGCATCTATCTTAGGAAATTTAGAATCAACAGCAAGCATTACTGCAAAAATATTGTTATACAACAACGAGTTAGCAGAAATGGTAAACTTATCAGCTATGTCTGGCCCAGAGGCAATATCAATGGCTCAAAATTATGCAGAAATTTTAAATGGTGTAAATAGTATTACAGAAGATTTATCAAACAATAACCCATTAAAAGCTTTAGCAGAACCAATTAATAAAGCTAAAAATGCTAGTACAGATTATGCAAAAACAATTAAAGCAGCTCAAAAACAGGATCAAGATTATTATTCAAATAAAATAAAAGCAATTGATTTAGAAATAAAGAAAATTCGTGAAGCAGCAGATGCACGAAGAAAAGCTTTACAAGAACAACAAGATGCGGAATCCTACACTAGCGAAATTAAAAAATTACAACTAGAATATCAGAATGCTCTTGCAGCAGGAGATATGTCTAGGGCTGCTCAAGCACAAATAAATTTACAACAACTTACTAAAGAAAAGCAAACAAGAGACGCTATTGCAGCCATCACTAAAAAAGAAGAAGAAGACATAAAGAAAAAAGAAGCTGAAAAACAAAGAATACAAGACGCAGAATCTAAATTTAAAAAAGGTGTTGAGATTGCTACTGCTAAGTCTGCAGAAGAAGCAGCAAGTGTTGCTAATTTAGAAAAGAATTTAAAAAGACTTAAAGAGTTGTCAGTATTTTATGCTGCAGATACAAGTTCTAAAGCAAGACAAGATTTTGCTAAAGAGGCACAAGGAATTATATTTGCTATGAAGTCTGGAACAAGAGAAGAGCAAAAGGCGGCGACAGATCTTGAAAAACAATATAGTCTTCCAGGAGCAAAACCTCAAAGTCTTAACGTCTACGGAGCACCTACAGTAGCACAAGAAACTCTTAATTTATACGGGGCAGCACAGGCAAGCACTGGACAAAAGGTATTAGATGCAATGAATAAAGAAATGGAACGAAAAGGTGTTTCTGATACATTATTTAGAAATGCTGTAACAGATTTTAGAACAGCGGTAGATAAATTTAAAAATATACCTGGAACTGGAAGTAAAGAAAGTCCGATTAATATAAGAGGAACATATAATACGGGATCTGCTCAAACAGATGGAAGATTATATGCTCCAGATTTAATTAAAGAAAATGCTTTAAAGGCTAATCAGTATATTAATTATCAAGGAAAAGATTATCGAGTTTCCATAAATGATTATATAATTCCTGTTAAAAAAGCAATGGGTGGACAAATTAGAAATTATCAAATGGGATCATTTGGTGGTATTACAGGTCCAGGAACTGGGACATCTGACTCAATTCCAGCAATGCTTTCAAATGGAGAATATGTATTAAGGGCTTCTGCAGTTAAAGCAGTTGGCGTCCCAATGCTTGATGAAATTAATAGAATGGCTATGGGTGGATTAGCAACAAGATATGATGTTGGAAAGAAAATGATTATGCCTTCAAATACTATGGGGTATAATAAAGGTGGAACAATTCAGCATTATAATGTAGGCGGATTAGTAATGAATTTTGAAAATGGCGGACAGGTCGACGGAAGAATGTTATTTGAACAATTCAAGAGTGCAATGGCACTAGAACAATTAAAATCTGGTGGAGGAGGTAAGTTAAGATAATATGCCAGCTATATACTTGCCAGTAGGCTCATTAATATATTTAAACACCACAATTAAACTCTCCGACCATAATCGTCAACCAGTATCTATTCAAACAAATAGAATTGAAAAGCAGCAAAGAATGGCTAACGGCACCCTACGTAAATTCTTTATTGCAGACAAAAAGACAATAAATGTAAACTGGAATATGCTACCGTCTCTTTCTACATTTACAGCAGATGGTGGATATGGAGCAATAGATCTTAGATCATTTTATGAAGGAACTGCTGCCAAAGCTTCTGGAGCACTGTCTGGACGAAGTAACTTTGACGTATCTCTTGTGTATGGTGGAACATCTACACAAACCTTTAATATGATATTCACATCTTGCTCATTTGAACTGGTTAAAAGAAATGTTAAGCAAGTATCAGGCGATACAGCACAGGAGTTTTGGAACGTATCTATTTCTTTGGAAGAGGTATAATGATATCCGCTTCTAATAATTTAAAAAATATATTTTATAACAATACAAACGTTAGAATAGATAGCGGATGCACAATAGAATATAATATGAATACAATGATAGATTCCGTCTCTTCTGCCACTACATCTACAGATTCTCAGTATATCGCTGGTATAACTTCTACAGATGGATCCTTAATTAGATCAAATCCATTTAAAAAATTATTTCCAGTAGATTCTGTCATTAAGCCGTTCAGGCCAACAGGACCTGGAATTAAATATTTTATTCTTTTGACTAGCCCTTCGTACGATACAGCAACTAATAGTTTTTCAAATTACAGAATGGTCAATTATCCTGGTACTGTATCTTCTGATAACGTAACAGAAAAACCAAGAGTTTACTATCCAGGAGCCACATTATATTATAAATACTGGTTAACTCCAGAAAACCAAAATGCAGATGTAACTGTTACCTATGCTGCAACTGGAACTAAGTATGCCTTAACAAATAAAATAATTGCAACTTTTGAAAAATACCACACTCTTCCTACAAATTATACAATTACAATAACTAAATCAGATAATTCTACAACTGTAATTGGGCCAACCACTACTCCATCTAGCGGAAAAGTCGTTTTATATTATACGGGCTCTACATGGTCTACTACGGCCTGGGCAGAACCTATATCTTATCCATCTCCAATATCAATTAAAAGCATAAGGCTACAGGCAACTAATCCAGGCGGGGGCAAGGTAGTGGGATTAATTGAGCTATCTGCCAGATGGGTAAAAGACTTATCATCAGATGTATCTACATTTAATATAAGCAAAGAATCCTCTGCCTCATCAGACGACATATTGCCAGTAGGAGTATTAACATCAAATAGCTTATCTATTAATTTGTCTAAATACGATGAATCTGCTCTTCAATATATATCTTATAATCCTTTAACAACTACACTAGATTCAACTAAAACCTATATGTTTAAAAATGCTGAACTTAAACCATATTTTAAAATATACCATTCAAATGGTGCAATAACTAGTGGATCAGATGTATATGATAAAATTGAGCAAGGTTTATTTTTTATAAACAACTGGTCAATATCTGAGCACGGAGAAACATCAGCAACTGCATTAGATAGCGCAAAGCATTTAATGGATACGATTGCACCAGACATTTTATGTGAGTCTTATCCAGTAACGGCAATACTGAGAAGATTGCTAGACTCAGTAGGGTATAACAACTATAATTTTAATTTGGCTGCCACAGAAACATCTATCCCGCTTGTTAATTATTTCTGGACAGACGGCACAAAAACCGTGTGGGAGCATATTCAGGAGTTATGTAGAGATATACAAATGAATGCAATAGTAGATGAAAACAACATATTACAGTTTTATAGCAGAGACTATATGTATGGAAGAACAACTAAGGACTGGAATTTTTATTATGCAGCAGAAGGATCTGCTCTTCCTAATATTGTAGACTTTTCTCAAAATGAAATACCAGGAGCAAACCAAGTTAAAATTTTATGGTCTACCCCTATATCTACACAATATACAGGAGGATCATCTTCCTTATGGCAATCTGAGCCAACCTTTTTAAGTGCTGGCGGATTAAAAAATGCCATAAGCTCTTCAGATACTGAAATAGAACTAGACATTAATTACGTAGATACCTATAGTAGATATCAATCTATATTTAATTTTAGTGGGTATTTTTTAATAGACTCAGAAATACTAGAGTTTGAAGCAATTCAATATCAGTATATTCCTATAAGTGGCAGCACATTTCAAACAGTGTGGATATATTCTGAGTCAGATGTGAATAAATATAGAGCATTATCTAAACCAGGATTTGAAGATCCAAATAAGCCAGAGACTTCATACTTTAAACCAACAGGAAAATATAAAATTAAAACCAGAGGTGCACTTGGAACAACTGCGGCATACCATAGCTCATCCCAATCAACTTCAACAACATTAAATCAATGGACAGCAAGATTGGTAACAGTTAAATGACAAGATATATTCTTATAAACGGATCTACTGGTGGACCAGTTGATATAATTAACCAGCCAATTGTTGAACAAATTTCTACAACATCTGTGAGCGTAAATATAACAATTGTTAATATGGCATCTCAACCAACAAAATATAAATTTTATTGGTATAAACTTAATACATCGACTCAGGTATACGATTTAGTATCTTCTATAGAAAATTCTACCATTCCGTACACAATTACAGGATTGGTAGAAGGAGCTTCATATGAATTTAAGGTAGAGGCATATTCAGGTGTAACTGTAAGTCAAGCTAGATCTGCTTTTCATGTTATGGCTGGATCATCAATCAATGGCCAAGTAATATCTCCAACTCCAAAAACTTTAAATGCTCCATCAAAATCTTATATGGAGCTATCTGTATCTGAATCAGAATTTAAAGCAAACAAGTATGCAGTTGCGTATAGAAGCTTTACATCGGTAGTGCCTCCTACTTATTCATCAGTAAATTATGCTGGAGCAAACGTAAGTCAGTCTGTATCAGAAGCAAACTCTACAGCGTACTACTCATTTGGCGGAAGCATATTTATGAAAAATTCTATAGAAAATACAAATGCTGTTGGAGGAATAGGATTTTTTATTACTCCAGAAGCGGCTAGAGGGTACTACATTATTATTGAAACTACAGCCTCTGCTGCGTCTTTTAATAGAAAAGCAGTAAGGATTGTAAAGTTTTATGGAAACCAATTGTTTAATTTAAGAGAGTCTGGGGTTAGAACAGAATCAACTATAGAAGGAATTTATGGCGGAAGAACTTACAATATTGATGTAAAGGTAAAGGTATCCCTGCAGTCAGTAACCATTAACGCATATATTAATGGATATAAAATTACTTATACTGACTCTACTACAAATAATACTGTAAAAGGAAGCACTGGCTTAATTGAATCTTTGAAGGCTACCGATAGAGTAGCCTTGTTGTGCGGAAGAGGAACAGTGGCATACGATTATGTGTATGGAAATACAATTACAAAAACAAATTACGACGACTCCGCATATAAAATAAATCTATATCAAGGCCAATTCAATAATGACCTAATAAATACTTCTTTTGGAGATTTAATATATACAGATCGTGATGACGAAATAGATGCTAAAGGAACAGCAATTGATGAGTTTGGAACGGTTGTTAGAGAAATTGTTAAATCTAATATCAAGTTTGATACCAGGCCTGCATATCCTGTCTTATGGTCTACGGGAGCAAACCCAAATGCCGTGCTATTGGGAACCAAAGTTTCTAGTTTTGGAGCAGAGGCATATGTATTAAACAATTCATCTACTACAATTCCGTTGCAAGATGATCTAGGAAACGCTTTATATGTGTATGGCAACTCCCTAGGATCTTCTGGAACATTAGAATATGTAAGCAATGAGCTTGCAGAATACGCTAATCCAGAACCAGTAATATTTGAATCTAGATGGTTGCAAAATTTATCAGATGTAAAATCCTTAGCCGATTGGATTAAATCAAAAACGGTAGTTGTAAATAGAGGCAGGGTAGTTAATTTAAAGGTATTTGGAAATCCATTAATTTCAGTAGGAGATATAATATCAATAAAGCACACATATGTAGGCCTTGCTGGAACCGAAAATTTTATAGTTACTAATGTTAGTCAAGAATACTCTGAAGGATTGGAGACATCTATTACCTGTCGATCTTTATAGTCGACCAAATGGTATAATAAATAATTATGGCAATTAAAAGAATAGATAAAAAAGATGTCACGGACGGACAACCACTGGTACTGCCAGTAGGCCATCCAGATACAGTATTTTTAAATCCTAATAATTATATTCAAACTAAAGGCACAATTGTAGATTATTCAAAATATCAAGTAGACGGGGCATACTCTAGTTTATCTGGAATTCCAGCAAATGGGGATGCAGTTCCAACGTCATTAAATGTGTCTTTGGTTAATCAGCTTGATGTACCACAATTAACAGATATTGAAAGTGTTAATTTTGAGCAATACTATGATCCAGTAAGCAAGTTGGCAAAATACAAGGCAGTTTTAAAAATAAGAAATTCAAGTAAAAATATAAATAATGTAGCGGGGGTGGATGCAAGGATTTACAATCCTAACGCATAATATGATTAAGGGCACATACATATTCTATCAAGACGGTAAAGAAATTTATCGTTCCCCTAACGTAATTACTAAATTTGGCAAAAGGTTTATTGCAAATTTTATTGCTGGAAATATTGAGGATGCGAGTAAAGATATCTCTATCGGCATAGATACAACTGCAGCAACTGACGAAGACACCAGGCTTGGTTTTGAATTTTATAGGCTTCCAGTAACACTTGGCAGCACAGATATTCAAACGGTATCTGGAACAACAACCTATAAGGTTGTTTATAAAACAACTATTCCTCAAGACATTGCAGGACAAATTAACGAAATAGGCTTATATCCGTCTACTCGAACATCTATAAATAATTTTGATAGCAGATTTTTAGCAGATTTTGCAGACAGATTAGACTGGCAGCTATCCTCTGGAGCTAATCCAGATTATGATATTACGGCTCAAAGGGCAAAAGTAGGAGACAGCCTTTTAACATTTGTATCTAATTCAACTGCCGCTCAAGAATATACAAACACTACATCTTTAGATTTATCTGGATATAGTGTAAATGACTCGATAAGACTAGCATACTATAAAAGTGATGCTAATTTACAAAGCATTATTTTAAAGCTATATTCATCAAGCTCTGATTATTACACAACAACCATTACTCCAGCAGGCGGAACTGGATATAAAATAACATCAGACATATTATTAAGCACAGTATTTGGAACACCAACTGGAACACCAGATAAAACAAACATTAATAAAATAGGAATCACGATTACCCCAACATCTACCAATACGACATCTGTTGGTATGGATGGCTTAAGAATAAATGACGAAGACACATTTGATCCTATATTTGGATTAATTAGTAGATCTGTTTTAGGGTCCACGCTTTCAAAATCTGCAGGAAGAGCGGTAGACGTAGAATACAAATTAGATCTGGATTTTACATAATATGGCTTTTGAAGATTTATTAAAAGATAGTTCTTCCCCATTAGATAACAAAAACTATTTTAATTTAACAATAACTGATTTAAATATAAGTACATTATTTCCACTTCAATTTAGGTGGAAATATGAAGACGGATCCTTTGGCCCATGGTCTGCAGTTAAATCAATAACTACGCCTGGAGAATCTTTTCCAAATGTTCCTTCTACATTAACTGTAGCCAACAATACTCCAGGTTATATACAGATTACCTGGGATGGAAATACATCTACAGGAGCAGCCCTTACTAATTTCGATAGAGTTGATATCTATGTAAACGGAGCACCATTTGATTCATCAAAACCAGCTACATCATTTTTTTCAGCAGGCACAAAAACAATAGTTGCTCCAGCTGGAACATATATAGTTTCTTCATATGCAGTTTCTAAAATAGGAACATTATCTGCTATGAGCACAGCTGTAACTAGAACAGTTACTTCAAGTGTGCCTGCGGCAGAGTCTTCTGTAACTCCGTCTACTCCAACAGTCTCTTCTGTCTTAGGAGCTATACAGTTATCTTGGAACGGAAAAACATCTGGTAACGCAAATCAACCATATGGATTTACTGCTGCTAAAGTTTATGTTGGAACATCATCTGGATTTACTCCAGTAGATATTGGTTCGTCAGGAGCTAATCAGGTGGATGTTCTTGATTTTGCAAATGGACAAAATACTTTAAATATTGGTGTAGGCACTATTGTAAATGGATCCGCTTTAACTTATGGAGTAGACTACTATATAAAAATTGCTACAACAAATGGTACAGATACTTCTACTCCAGTATCGGCCACTGGTAATCCTGTGCAGATAGGTAAAGTAACATCTGGAGACATAGTAACAATTGCTGCTGATAAAATCACAACTGGTACTTTAGATTCAGCGTCAACAATTACAGTAGGATCAACATCTGGCAAACACGTTAAGCTTTCAGGAACTGGTGATCCATTATTAATATATGGAACTGGTGGAGTAGCTGGAGGAGCAATATTAAGCTTTAATGGAACAAAGTTATCTATAGTGGGTGATGGAACATTTAGTGGAAGCCTTGAAATTGGATCAAGCAATGCTATATTTAAAGCAGACCCATCTACTGGAATATGGTTAGGAAATGCTACCTATGCGTCAGCACCATTTAGCGTATCTACAAACGGAGTAATAAAAGCAAACTCTGGAACAATTGGTGGCTGGACTCTTGGATCAACATTTTTGCAGGGAAGCAACTTTGAAATAAATAGCTCTAGTTCAACAATATTTGTAGGACCAACAAGCGGACAGCATATTAGAATGAGTGCATCTGGTGGCATAGCAACATATAATGGTGGAACCCAAACTGGAGGTTTTAATTTAACTACAAGTGGTAGTTTAACTTTATCAGGAACTTTAACGGCGGCTAGCGGATCATCTATTGGTGGCTGGACAACAGGCTCTACAACAATTACTGGCGGATCAACAACATTAAATTCTAATGGAACAATTACATTATCTGGAACATACCCTCTTACAATTACAAATACCTTAAGATATTCAAGTCCTAGTTTAACTTGGGGACCAACATCTTCCCCAACTTTTGAAATATATCAGTTTGCTGGTGGTGGAGGCTCAGTAATAGCAGCAAGTGAGTATTTGTTTATAAGTGCTGCAACTAGAATAGAAGCAAACCAGCTTTTAATTCAACCGTCAGGCTCAATTTCAACTCCTGGAAGTGCAACTTTTGGCTCTTCTGGATTTCAATTTGAGTTTTTATCGTCAAGCGGAAATGTGCGAGTTGCTCAAACTTATAATAATGACATGGGAGGAACCACTCGTGCAATGCGTGTTAGTACAGCTGGAATGTACGGCTATGTTTCATCAACTCGTAGACGCAAAGAGCAAATTAATAATTATTCAATAAACTCACAAGCGCTTTTAAGTTTACCAGTTAGAAAATTTAAATACATAGATGATGAAACAGACATTCAACAATATGGTTTTATTGCTGAAGAGGCACAAGAACTAGGACTTGATGAATTAATTCAATACGACTCGACAGGAATTCCTGACTATTTTGCTTACGAAACATTGCCTATATTTTTACTACAGATTATTCAAGAACAAGATGCAAGCATAAAATCACTTGAGGCAAGACTTGACGCCCTTGAAGGATAATGGTATCCTTTAGACCTAACAGATAGGATTATATGGAAAAGGCCGAATTGGTTATAACCGCCCTACAGCAACGCATAGGAGAAATTGTATCAAATTATGAAACTCAAATTGCAATATTACGGGCAGAGATTACTCAACTTATGGAAAAAGATGCGACGAAAGAGTCAGTCACAGAAGATAATTAATCCAGTAATCCTGCCTTCTGGACTTGCAGTAAAGACAGAGACGGGAACATATTGGATTAAAGATAATAAAAGGTTTAAACTTATATCTGATCGTGCCGAAAAGTCTTGGTCATTTAGCACTGTAGAGGCTTTAGAAAAGGCGGTAGCCAGCATGAAAGTTGTTGGCAAGCTAGGCTTTAGAGACGGTACTTTGATAAAGAACATAGCAGATGGTAAAATATATTTAATATCACAAAATAAACGTAGGCATATTGTAGACCCAGATTCATTTAATAAATTTGGACTAGATAGATCTAGTATAATTGAGGTAAGTGAAGTAGAAGTAAATATGCATATTCTAGGAGATAATTTATAATGCCATATTCATCAATAGTATTTAATGAGGGTGAGCCATTAGATCCAAACAAACTAAATCAATTACAGACAAATTTAGCAGATATATATAAGACTTCATCTAGCCTAGTTAATGCTACTTTAAATGATCAGGGATCTTCTAGCGTTCCAATTGTATTTTCTAATCAAAGAACTTGGACCTCAAAATTAAATGCAAATCAAAAATATACGTCTTCTCCAGCAGCCCTACCAAGCTCATTTAATTTTAATTCACCAATATATGTAACAGCCTCTGTAGCTCAGGCTTTACCAGCAAATACTCAAATTACAGTATCCGCTTATATTAGTGGAAACAATGTTTATGTAGATGTTATACCCAACAAAGATATAACAGGACTAGTAACTCATTTTGTAGCCTCTCAACAAAAAGTGGTTTCTTGACAAGATATAGTAATATGTTACAATTCATTTGTACCCATAAAGTCACGACTCCGTGACTTTTTTAATTTAAGGATAGTTAATGTCTAATGATTTAAAATGGATGCTGTCTTCAGACCAACAGTTTCCATATCAGGACGATAAAATGATTGAGCTTTGGTTTAAAGTAATGAAATGGTTCAAGCCAGATGTAGTAGATTATCTTGGCGATACAGATGACCAAGCATGCTACAGTAGATTTACTGAAGGCAAGCCAACAGAATTTTTAAAGGCATATAAAAATGATGATGTAACTAATGATCTAGAGTTAATGCTAAAAGACATGAAATTTGAAGCAAGCGGAGCTCGTGAGTTTTATGCAAGAACTAGAAAAATTCTTCCAGATGCACAATTGTTTTCAGCATTAGGAAATCATGATATTAGAATTTTTGATTATCTCGATAAAAAAATTCCAGAGTATGCAAAGCATGTTACGCCAGAAGCTTTATGGAGCCTAGACTCTTTAGGGTATGATTATATTTATTATAATGAATTACCAAAGCGTAGATTTGGAGATATACATGTACATCATGGAATTTCAATTTCAGCAACTGGATCTGTTAGAAAAGATATGGAAGATCTTCAAGTCTCTTTGATTAGAGGACACTCTCATAGAATTGCATCTCATTTGGTTACTTATGAATTAAGAAATAAGGGCAAGGGAGAAACTCTTAGGGGTTATGAGATTGGACACATGTGTGACGAAAAGGGTCCAGGAATGAAGTATACCCAACACCATGATTGGCAAAAGGGGTTTGCTATTGCACATATTGAAAATGGTAAATACCCACACGTTAACATGATACATGTATCTCCTGATTATACCTGCGTTGTTGACGGAAAGATGTTTAGCTTATAATGTGGTGTGCAAAATGTGGTGGTAGAGTCTTTGTAGACAGAGTTTTTTCACAAAAATTATCTATAGAGTTGTTTTGCGTAATGTGTGGAAAACGCTGGATGATTGATAAGGAGACGAATAGGTTTGGCAAATGGTTAGAGAAAAGGGAAAGAGAGCACGAAAAAAGTTTCTCTATTTCTTCTTAAATGACAAAATACACAAAGTAATAAAGTCATCTAAGGCTAGAGACGAGCTAATTGCTTGGTGCTACCCCGACAAAAAAAGAGTTCTATATTCCTATTCTCAAGTAAATAAATATAAAGAGAATGCCTATACCGTAAAACAAGTTGGAGAATTATTAAATAAGCATAAGGTCACTATTGAAGAATATATCTTAAATGGTAAAATAAAAACTCCACAAAGAGTATACCCAATTAGCAATCCAGATAGTCAGTGGTCTAAGTTTATGCTAAGAGAGTCTGATATCTTAGATTTACATCAATATATATTAGATGTTGGGTATACAAAAGATATACCTTCAAAGGCAGAATTGCAGGCCCTTTTCAAACACGGAATTATATTGTATACTAAGACCGATAGCGGGTTTGTACCAGTATGGAAGGCGGATTGATGACAACAGGCAACAGGTTTGCAATTTGTTCAGTTTGCGAAAAAAATATAGAGGTACGATGGGGAATATTTGCTAACAGTACTTTGTCAAGACATATGAAGGAGCACAAATGACATTATGTGGATATAAAAGATTTGGATTTATTGGCGGACATTGGTGTAATGAGTGCCCACCATCTTACGAATACGCAGCAATAGAAAAAAAAGAAGCTCAAGAACTTTCTGAAATAAATAGAAAGTTACGTGAAAAGGCGGGTAAAATTAAACGTGTCAGAAACTAGAGTTAAGGTTGATCTTTCCTTTACAAGAAATTTAGGAAATTACGAAAGCATCAGAATAGGTATCGGCGTAGAAGACGATGTTCGTGATGGAGAAAATGTTAATGATGCTACCGAAAGAGTATATAAATTTGTTGAAGATAAGCTTATTGAAAAAACTAATGAGGTAGAAAAAGAGTTGGGTAAACGTGGCAAACAATAAAGAGCCCTATATCTTGCTTACACATTACCAAAGCTTGTATAAAGATAAATATGGTAAAGTTCCTACCATTAATAAGTTTAGAGAAAAGTGGGGAATGCAGGATGTAATAGACAGCGTTGGTTTTGATAGGGCTAAAGACTTATTAAGTTATTACTTTACTACTGGTAAACCTGGACACCCAATACAGTTCTTTTATTATAACTTTGACAAGATAGATCAGGTAAACAAAGAGATTGAAAAGGATAAGACAAATCGTCGTATGCTTAGAGAAGCCACTAAAAAGATGGTTGAGGAAGGGAACGAATGAATACAGAAGCCACCCTTATTTCTGCCGTATGCAAGAATAAAGACATAAGCACCCTTCTAGCAGATAATGTAGACGAATTATTTACTTCGCATAGAGACATCTGGGAAGGATTAAAGTCATACTATTATAAATTTAAAGCAGTTCCAGAAGTAGGAATATTGCAGGAAAAGTTTAAAGACTTTGACCCAGACATAAACGTAAAAGCTGAAACTGGATATTATTTAGATAAGCTTAAAAATGAATTTTTATCTAGCAGATTAAAATCAATTATTTTAAGAAGTGGATCAAGCCTTAAAGAAGATGCAGCTTCAAGAGTTTTAGCACAAATGCAAAGCGACCTTGCAACACTAAGTAGATACACTAACAATGTACGTGACTTAGATATTACCGATGCCGAAGCTGCCGCAAGACATTTTGAAGCAGTTAAGAACAGATCTGCAGCAATGGGCGGAGCTCCAGGAATTATTACTGGGTTTGATGCAATTGATAAAGCATATCCTACAGGAATGGCGCCAGGACATTTAATTGTTGCTATTGGATGGCCAGGAAAAGGAAAGACATGGTTTACCTCATACTTAGCGTGTAAAGCATGGGAACAAGGATTTAAACCAATGATTGTGTCTCTTGAGATGTCACCAGAAAATATGCGTGACCGTATCTACACAATGCTAGGATCTGGAGCATTTCGTGCAAGCGATTTGTCTAAAGGAGATATTAATATTGATGATTTCCGATCATGGTCTACTAAAAAGTTTGAGGGCAAGAATAGTTTTATTCTAGTTTCTAACGAGGGTAATACAGAAGTTACTCCAGCAACAATTCAAGGAAAAATTGATCAACATAAACCAGACCTAGTAATTCTTGATTATCATCAATTGTTTAATGATAATAAGCGTTCGAACTCTGAAGTAGAACGGAATAGAAATATATCTCGTGAGTTTAAATTGTTAGCTGTATCTAATAGCATTCCGATTATTGATATTACCGCTGCAACCGCAGATGACATATCTGATCAGGATAATCCACCAATGATGAGTCAGGTGGCATGGTCTAAGGCTATCGAATATGATGCAGATATGGCTATGGCTATTCATAGATATCCAGGAACGAATATGATTGAGGTTGTATCTAGAAAAAATAGACATGGGCACGAATTTGATTTCTATCTAGACTGGGATATTAATAGGGGTATAGTCAAAGAAATTTATGAGAATTTGCCAGAACTAAACAATGACTCACAAAAAAATAAATAGGTTTCAAGTATTGGTAGAGTTTAAAGATGATTCGGACATGATTAGAATTAAAAATCAATACGAAAATCTTTTAACTCATGACATGAGATCAAAGGGATATGCCAAGGTCCTTGACATAGACCCAGCATTTTCTGTAGAATTTACAGGTGAGACATGGAAGTTTTTAATGACTTTACATGGAGTATACGTAGGAAGGAAGAAAGCATGGCTATCAGAGGGGATCTCTCAAGGAAAGTTGATTCCACGCAATATAGTCCAGCCCACATTAAGTCTATAGTAAAAAACTTAGGACTAGAAGTAGGCGGGGAAACATCTAATGACTATATGTGCTATTGCCCATTTCATTCAAATAGAAATACTCCTAGCTTTAGTGTTAGTAAAGAAAAGGGTGCTTACATTTGTTTTAACCCTTCATGTGGAGAATCTGGAACTTTAATAGAGTTAGTTAAAAAGGTATTAAGTAAAAATGACTATGAGGCAATAAGGTATGTGGCTTCAAAAGAAGCAGAAGCCTTAGAAAATTTTGATGAGGTTATGGCCAGCATGTTTGAGGATAGGCCAGAGTTTGTAGAATTTCCACAAGAAAAACTAGATAACCTATATAATGAATTGGGTTCAAGTAAGGAAGCCCAGGAATACCTTAAGTCTAGAAGCATTAATGAAGATTCTATGCATCATTTTAAATTAGGATACTCTTCTCAGCAAGACATGGTTATTGTTCCAGTTCATAGCCCAGAAGGAATACCTGTAGGGCTTGTTGGCAGATCAATATCTGAAAAGAAATTTAAGAATAGCACCAATTTACCAAGAAGCAAAACCATGTTTAATATTCATAGGGCTAAAAAAATTGGAGATCATGTGGTAGTTGTGGAGTCTAGTTTTGATGCAATACGTATTCATCAATCTGGATTTCCAAACGTAGTTGCAACTTTAGGTGGGCACATATCACAAGAGAATTTAAATTTATTAAATAGATATTTTAATAAAATAATAATTATGACAGATTCAGATGAGGCTGGCAGAGCATTAGGTAGGAATATATCTAATAAACTAAGAAACAAAGACATCTTGTGGGCTTCTTACTCTTATGGTAAGATATATCCTCACGATGCAAAAGATGCAGGAGATATGACTGAGGATGAGATTCGTTCTTGTATAAAGAATGCCGTCTCTGATATAGAATACAAATCCTGGAATTAATGATATAATAAAATAACAGATGGATATAAACCATCACAAGGAGAAAAAATGAGTATAGTAAAGGGTCTAAAAGACCTAAACAAAGCGTTGGATAAGCCAACATATAGTAGCAATGATGAAAACAAAGGTCGATGGTTTAAGATTGAAGATGGAGAAAGCGTAAAGATTCGTTTCCTTCAAGAGCTTGATCCAGACTCACCAAGTTATGATCAATCTCGTGGTTGTGGTTTTATTGCATTAGAGCATATTAATCCAAAAGATTACCGCAAAAAAGCATTAGACACAATGGAGACAGAGGGTCGTGACTGGGCACAAGAGCAACACCGTAAAGACCCAAAGGCTGGCTGGAAAGCTAGAACACGACTTTACATTAATGTATTAGTGGATGATGGCAAAGAAGAGCCATATGTAGCAATTCTTTCACAAGGAACTAGCGGAAAAACAATTACTCCTACCTTAATTGAGTATGCTGGTGAAATGGGAAGTATTACTAATTTGATGTGGAGAATCAAACGTAATGGTTCAAAAACAGATACAAGTTACACAATTATCCCATTGGCAAAAGACGAGGCACCTTTTGATTTTTCTGGATTAGATTTATTTGATCTAGAAAAGACTGCAGTGCGTCATGTAGCGTATGCAGAGCAAGAAGCTTTTTATTTGGGAGAAGGCGGACAAGAAGAAAAGTCTACTACATCTAGTAGCGTAGACTGGTAAAATAGGTTAAGGCGGAGAGTTAATGTCATTTACACATCTTCATGTGCATTCATACTATTCACTTATGGATGGCCTCAACTCTCCTGCCGAACTTGCACAAGCAGCAAAAGACGTAGGACAAACAGCATTAGCAATAACTGATCACGGAACATTGGCGTCTCATCGTGACATGCAGATAGCATGTAAAGAAATTGGCATAAAGCCAATCTTAGGTGTTGAGGCGTACATATCCCCAACAGATAGATTTGATAGATCCTCTAAAACAGACAAAAGTATTCAAGCATATAACCATATTATATTATTGGCAAAAAATAAAAAGGGATTAGAGAATATAAACATCCTTCAAGAGATTGCTTGGAATGAGGGTTTTTATCATAAGCCACGTATTGATAGAGAAGTCCTAAAAGAATATTCAGAAGGTATTATCGTTCTTTCTGGATGCCTTAATGGGCTTATTAGTAAAGCTATTGAGCGTCAAGAATTTTCGGAAGCAAAAATGGCTCTTAATGATTTTAAGAAAACTTTTGGCGAAGACTTTTACATTGAAGTTCAGTCTCATAACCCAAAAGAAATAAACGACAAACTATTAGAATTAGCAGATGAATTAAAGATTAAGCCAGTAGCCACTGGAGATGCCCATTTTGCCAAAGGGGAAGACAAGGTGTTGGAAGAGGCTATGCTTATCCTGTCTACATCCCCAAAAGCAGATAAAGAAGCAGACTTTGATATGTCCAGACAAATGCCCAATATGCTAGATAGGTTTAATTACTTATACCCAGATAGGCGTATATCCTTTCAAGACATGAATTTATTCATTCAGTCTAGAGAAGATATAGAGTCAGACTTTACTAAGACTGGTATTGTTAGAAAAGATATATATGACAACACTATGGAGATAGCCCATAAAATTGAAGAATACGATTTTAACAGGGGTCTAGACCTTCTCCCAGTCCCCAAGACCAATGCCGACCAAAAACTGTCTGAAATGGCCTTCCAGGGCCTAGAAAGGCTACGCCTGACAAGCAGCTGGCTAGGAAATGACGTATATGATCTAAGGTTGGCGGAAGAGCTAGAGGTTATAAAAGACAAGTCCTTTGCCTCATATTTTCTAGTTGTAGCGGATATGGTCAACTGGGCTAAAGAAAATAACATTATGGTGGGTCCAGGCCGTGGTTCTGCAGCAGGATCTTTAGTTTGCTATACCCTTGGAATTACGGATGTAGACCCAATTGAATATGATCTATTGTTTTTTAGGTTTATTAATCCAGAGCGTAATGACTTTCCAGATATTGATACAGATTTTGAAGACCGTCGTCGAAAAGAAGTGAAGGATTATTTAAAAAAGAAATTTAAGCATGTTGCTTCTATTTCAACCTACACTTATTTTAAAGACAAGGGTGTGGTGAGAGACGCTGCTCGTGTCTTTATGGTTCCTTTACAGGAAGTTAATCGTGCATTAAAGTCTGTAGACACATTTGAAGACTTTATCGAATCACCAAATACAAAAGAATTTAGATTAAAGTATCCAGAAGTTACTTGGCTAGCAGAAAAACTTAGAGGCAAGATTAGAAGCGTTGGAGTGCATGCTGCTGGAGTTGTCGTAGCAAAAGATGATATTAGAAAATATGCTCCAGTAGAATCTAGAGAAGATTTACAAGACAAGGTGTCTGGAAGAATTCCTGTAGTCGCATATGATATGGATACTGTTGCAGATATTGGTTTAATAAAACTAGATGCTTTAGGACTTAAAACCCTTTCTGTTATTTCAGATACCTTAAAGTCAATTAAAGATCGCACAGGTAAAGAGGTTCAATTATCTTCTTTAGACTTTAATGATCCACAAGTGTATAAGGTTCTTAGCGATGGGTATACTAAGGGAGTATTCCAGGCCGAAGCAACACCATATACCAACCTATTAATGAAAATGGGTGTAGATAAGTTTGAAGATTTAGTAGCATCTAATGCATTAGTTCGTCCAGGAGCTATGAATACTGTTGGAGCGGCCTACATTAATAGAAAGCATGGCAAGGAAGCGGTTGATTATACACATGCCAAGATGAGGCCTTTTACAGAAAATACATACGGTGTTATCATATATCAAGAGCAGGTTATGCAGGCTTGTGTACACCTAGGAGGGATGTCTTGGTCAGAGGCTGATAAGGTCCGCAAGATTATTGGTAAGAAAAAGGATGCAAAAGAATTTGACCAGTTCAAAGATAAATTTATTGCTGGGGCTTCAGAGTACATTACTGAAAAGAAAGCCAAGACCCTTTGGCAAAATTTCGAAGCTCACGCAGGTTATTCTTTTAATCGTTCTCACGCTGTTGCTTATTCCATGCTTAGTTATTATACGGCTTGGCTTAAAAATTACTACCCGCTTGAATTTATGTTTTCAATACTTAAAAACGAAAACGATAAAGATGCTAGGACAGAGTATTTAATTGAAGCAAAACGCCTTGGACTAAAAGTATTACTTCCTCACATCAATGAGTCTGACCTGTATTTTTCTTTACAAGAGGGTGCAATTAGATTCGGTTTGGCAGAAGTAAAATTTATATCAGATAGTATTGCAAATAAGATTATTGAAAGGAGACCTTATGAATCTTATGGAAACTTTATTGAGAAAGCCTCGAAAAAGGGAAGTGGCATTAATAGTAGGGCCGTTAGTGCTCTTAATGCTATTGGTGGTGCTGCCTTTGATGATAATCAGAGGAGTGGCAAAGAGAAAGAAAACTACTACGAGTATTTAGGTATACCGACATTTAATTTAGATCTTCCTCCAAGAATTAAAGCTCAAGCAAGACCTATTCAAGATTTTGATGATTTAGGTTCATTTGTAATGTTTGGTATGGTTAAAAATATTAAACGAGGAACTGGCTGGGCGAGGGTAGAGCTGGTTGATGAGACTGGATCAATAGGGTTATTTCATCATGAACAAACACAAATAGAAACAAATCAAATGTATTTTATTTTAGTAGGAGATAATCGAATTGCTCGATATATCAAGGTGTCAGATATAAATCCAAATGGCTCAGATCTTTTTGTAGACTATTTATATAGAAAAGAGTACGATCTTGCAGAAGATGAATATATGGTTCTTAACCATACTCCATACAAAACTAAAGCTGGCAAGATGATGGCACACCTAGTATTTACTAATAAAGACAAAGAGTTAACTAGAGCTATTGCATTTCCTACAATGTATAAGATGGCTTTGGCTAAATTAAGAGAAGGAATGAAGTGCAAAATTACATTGTCTAAATTAGATGATGGTACGTTAATGGTTAAGGAAATAAAATGACAGATGATATAGAGCAACTAGTTGCTTCAATTAGTATGAATCAAGTACTTGTGGCAATATTAGAAGAGCATAAAAAAATAACTGTGCCTACTCTTAAATTTTTAGAATCTAAAGTGTCAAACAAAGAGTTAGTGATTGATTATCAAGAAGATGGGCCATCATTTACATTTAGCTTAAGGGAGATTGATGAAAACGTTTGATGTGATAACAGAATATGGGCTAGATGCTTTATCAGCAATTCTTCATGAAAGTGCAAAAGAGAAGGGATTTTGGGATGGCGAATATACAAACGATAAGGTTGGAAATAAGTTAGCCTTAGTTCATTCTGAAGTTACTGAAATTTTAGAGGCCATAAGAAAAAGCCATGGATCAGAAAAAATAGTAGAGGAAATGGCAGATGTTATTATTCGTCTTTTAGATATTTATGCGGCAATGAGGAATGAAGAAGAAATTTTACACAGTCTTGATGAAGTCTTGGAGGCCAAAATTAATAAAAATAAAGAACGGCCAAGGCTTCACGGGAACTTATTTTAATGATATACTAGGGTAAAAGAAAGAGTATAATGACAATTTTAATAGATGACGTATTGGCAAAATTAGATCCAAAAACAAGAGCGAGAGTTCAATCAGCAGTAGATGTTGAAATACATAAGCAAAAAACGCCAAGTATTGGTTTAAACCTAGCATTGCATGGCGGATTAGGATATGGCAGACAGGCTCTTGTATGGGGTAATAAGTCTGCTGGAAAATCTTCTTTTTGCTTACAAATGATTGCATTGGCTCAAAAAGAGGGAAAGACTTGTGCGTGGATCGATGCTGAGCATTCATATTCACCAGAGTGGGCAGAACAATTAGGAGTTGATTCATCTAAGTTAATTTACTCTCCAGCAAAAACAGTAAACGATATGGTAGATGTAGCAGCAAAATTAATGGAAGCAGAAATAGATTTAATTGTAGTAGATTCCATATCCGCTTTGCTGCCAGCTATTTATTTTGAAAAAGATGGAAATGAAATGAAAGATTTGCAAGATACAAAACAAATCGGCGCTGAAGCAAAGGATATGACCCACGCAGTCAAAATGCTAAACTATGCAAACAAAAACACACTTCTTGTTCTTATCTCACAACAAAGAAACCAGTTTGGCTCAATGCATGCTAGCCACATCCCAACAGGGGGAATGGCCGTCAAATTCTTTTCGTCAACTGTTATCAAACTTTGGTCCTCAGAGGCTGAAGCAAATGCTATTAAATCGGGCGTTAAGGTTGGCGACAAAATTATTGAACAGAGAGTCGGAAGACCAGTTAATTGGATTATTGATTACAACAAACTTGGACCCCCTAATCTTTCAGGGCAGTATGACTTCTATTACCAAGGAGACGTACTTGGGGTCGATAGGGTCGGAGAAACTCTTGACGTTGCAGAAATGTGCGGAATTGTTGAAAAGGGTGGAGCTTGGTATACAGTCAATGGGGAAAGATTCCAAGGACGTGCAAAAGCAGTTGCGTACCTTAAAGAAAATCCAAAAATTGTTGAAAAATTAATTGAGGAAATTAATGCCAAATATTAATGAATTTATTGGACCATTCCCAGAGAAAGTTTTTAAAAAAGAATTAGAAAAAATAGGAGGGGCTAAGCCCTGTTCTAGATGTGAATCAGATTCAACAGAAACATTTTGGGACCCAATTCAATTAATAATGTCTTGGACATGCATTAATGGACATGCAAATACCTTTAAGGTTAACTGATGTCAGAAAGATCAGAAATAAAACGTGATAAAGCAAAGGCTCAAAAGAATAGTGGTAGAGGGTCTTATCAAAAAGGAGATTCTCAATGGAAAGATTTTGTTGTTGACTACAAAGAATATTCTAAATCAATATCTATTTCTCAATCAATTTGGGCAAAAATTTGCACAGATACATTTAAAGTAAGTAGAGATAAATATCCAGTACTTAAAATAATTTTAGGACAGGATAATAAAAAAACTAGGCTTGCAGTAATAGAATGGGCTTTGCTGGAACAACTAATAGAGAGCTGGGAAAAAAATAATGGGATCAAATAATAAAATACCCTTTAATAAAACAATTATTAAAAATGGTAGAATTATAAGGCTTAGAAAAGATGGTACTGTAAAGGCCGATCTTGGACCATATAAAACAAAAAGGGATAAGTAGTGGAAGACAAAAATACATTAGAGCTAATTAACTCGATTACAGAGTTTAATGATCTTCATGAATACATGAGCGATGAGCAATTAGATAAGGCACTAGCCATTGTTGTAAAATTATTAATGAATCCAGATGTTCCATCCGCCAAAGCCCCTTATTTAATTATAGAGCTTCAAGCAATGTCTACTAAATTTTCTATGATGGCATCAGTATATTCTACTATTGCTAAAGATAAAGCGGGAACAGTAAATAATAACAAAAAGAACATTTATTATTCAGCAAAAGAGTCTATAGATAAGCTTGTAGATGCATTAAAATATGTAGTTAGGTATAGTTCCTGATGGGTAGAGACATAGTTAAAAATCTTAAATTTAAAAAACATTCAGGTAAATATTTTGATCCAGAAAGATTTGCTCAACTATTAGATGAATCCTATCGAAATACAAAACGTGCAGACGGAGAGATGACAAAAAAGTCATTTAGTCCTAGCTCCCTTGGATACGGACACGGAACCTGCCCAAGATATTGGTATATGGCATTTAGTGGCGCAATGTTTATTGACGATAATGATGCGGTGGCTGTTGCCAACATGGCTCAAGGTACTCAGGCACACGAAAGATTACAAAAATTAATTGCCACTATGCCAGAGTTTAAAGACCAAGAACAAGAAATAATTAATGAGTACCCCCCTGTCAGGGGATTTATAGATTTAATTATGGAATATGATAATGAAACCGTAATTGGTGAAATTAAAACAGCTAAGCAAGAAGTTTGGGATGGGCGGCAGGCAGAAATGAAACCTACAGCAAATCACCTACTTCAGTTGCTTACTTATATGAAATTAAAGAATGCTAAAGAGGGTTTCTTTTTATATGAAAATAAAAATACTCAAGAGTTAATAGTAATTCCAATTTCAATGAATGAAAGGAATACTGAGATAATTGAAGAAGCATTTACATGGATGTGTGAAGTTTGGGATAACTTTAAAGATGGGGACCTTCCAATGCGTCCATCAGGGGCATCTAAGTCTAAAATGCCATGCACGTACTGTCCAGTCAAAAAGGAATGCTACGCTGGATTATTAGGTACAGTTCAAATTGAGTCGTACAAGGTGCCAAAATTATGAAATGTTCAAATTCAGAATGTGCTAAAAACTTTAATCCTAAAACTCATAACCAAAAGTATTGTTCAGATGAGTGTTGTAGAATAGCAACTAATCGTAGGATTATGGAAAAGTATTATGAAAAGAAAGCTATTAAAAATGGTGCTCCAAGGACATGTAAAAAATGTAAAACAAAGTTAAGTAGATATAATCAAAACGAAGTATGCTCTACTTGTGAAAAGAAAATTGCTATTGATAGTAAAAATGCAATATGGAGTATACTAAGTGAACTTGGCTAATCTCGTAAAGACACAAGCAAACAAAGTATTAGGCATTGACGCATCCACCAACTCTGTAGCATTTTGTTTGATGGAAAATGATAAGCCTATTAAATGGGGTAAAATAGAATTTGTTGGAGCAGACATATTTGAAAAAATACATGATGCTAAAAATAAAATGCATGCTATGCTAGATCAATTAAAGTCAGATTATATTGTTGTGGAAGGTGCCATACTTGTCAGGTCACCTGATGCTGTGATAAAATTATCTTATGTTTATGGCGTTGTAATTGCCGAACTTATGTCGACAGGAGCAAAAGTGATAACAATATCTCCAAGTTCTTGGCAGGCATACATAGGAAATAAAAATCCTACTAAAGATGAGAAGGAGGCAATTAGAATTAAAAGTCCAGGATACGCAGACTCTTGGTATAAAACTCAATTGAGAAATATGCGTAAACAAAGAACTGTAGACTATTTTAATAAAAAATATAAATTATCATTAACAGATTTTGATGTGGCAGATGCCTTTGGCATTGCTCATTATTCTAATCAGGTATTAACTAAAAGATGAATTGTGAACATGTGTACAAAGATCTTGGTCCAGGGCCGTGTCCTAAATGCGGACTGCAAACACATACTATAGACTGGAGTCTTCAAAACAAAATGATGAATCAGTGGCACATAGATAATCCAGATGCTCAGTATGAGGGCTGGATGTCTATATGAAATTATACCAAAGCCATCCTTGGCTATATAGAAGATACACTGTTCAAAAGAAAACTGTTACCGAGATTGCTGCAGAATGTAATGTCTCGGCCATGACAATACAGAGATATCTAGAAAAGTTTGGATTAATTAAAAAGAGATGAATATAGCATACAAGCTTTTCCATTTGCCCAGAGACCATGATAGAAATAAATTGGTTGAAAACTCTCATTCTGTTTTGCTTAAAAATATAAAAATATTAGACACCGATACAATTAAAATATCATCATATGATGACTATGTTAAATTTAAAGATAGCCACCCAGATTTTAATATAAATATAAATGGATATAATTTACATAATGAGCAGGGTTGGAGATATGGGGAAGTTGGTATTTGGGCTAGTAATTGGTTAGCATGGAAAAATTTTATTAATTCTGACTATGACTATTTAATTTTAATGGAAGATGATATAGTCATATATGATAATTTTTTTGAAAAAATAAATACTTATATTAAAGAATGCCCAGAAGATTTTGATGCCTTGCATATATTCTCACCAACAGATCAGGATTATAAACATAATATATTATTAAACATATCTAAAAACATATGCTCATCTTACCAAGATTGGTCATGTGCTTGTTATATAATAAATAAAGGTGGGGCTAAAAGAATGTTAGATTTATCTAGTAAAGGTATTAATCTTCCATTAGACTGGTTTATGTTTAGACAAAAAAATTTATTAAATGTATATACAATTAATCCAAATATAAGTAAGATATGTACAATAGAAGAAGTTGAATCAACATTTCAATTAAAAGAAAGCAGGAAGATACTAAATGGGATACTCTGATCCAGAAAATAAACCATGGGCTCAACAAAAAATATCTGAAATAGATCCAAAACTTATTCTAGATGTTGGTGCTGGGCAAGGTGTGTACCTTAACTTAATTAGGGCGGCACTGCCAGAAGATGTTCAGGTCCATGCCGTAGAAGTTTGGGAGCCATATATAAAAGAATTTAATTTATACAATAGATACGATAAAGTATTTCATAAAGATGTTAGAGATATAGAAAATTTTGAGTATGATTTAGTCATACTTGGAGATATTTTAGAGCATATGTCAGAAGAGGATGCAGTAAAAGTTTGGGATAGAATATCTAAAGATGCCAAATACGCAATTATATCTATTCCTATTATTCATTATCACCAAGATGCTATCAATGGAAATCCGTATGAAGTTCATGTAGAAGAAGATTGGGATTCAGAAAGAGTTTTAAAAACCTTTAAAGGAATTAAAGAGCACAAAGAATTTGCCGTAACAGGAACATTTGTTGCTAAGTTTGATAATGAATTTATTCCAAAAACTATTTGGCAAACCTATAAAGACCCATTTGTTGATTTACAGCCTTACATGCTTGAGTCTATAAATACCTGGAAGTCTTTAAATCCAGATTACGAATATAAATATATGGACGATAATCAATGTAGAGAATTTATATTAAAAGAATACGGACAGGATTGGCTAGATATATTTAATTCTGTACCAGTAGGCGTAATGCGTGGCGATTTGTGGAGGTACATGATTATATATAAATACGGCGGAGTATACTCAGATCTAGACACAGTATGTAACGAACCTATTTCAAAATGGATGATAAATAAATATAGCATGATAGTTTGTCCAGAAAATGATAGAGATTTTTGTCAATGGACATTTGCGGCAGCACCAGGACATCCATTTTTAAAGTCCGTATTGGATCATATTAAACAAAAATTAACTAATCCAGACTATAATAAACAGCATTTTGTTCATGAAAATACTGGACCGACTGCCTGGTCACATGGTATACTTAATGCCTTAAATATAAATCATGGATTTAATTTAATTGATGATTATCAAAAAATTAATGATATGCAAGCTGCTAAAGAAAATAGATTTTATTTGTACGGCGGGGAAAGATGGAGGATCTTTCATTTTGAATCAGTAAAGCATATATATGGAAGTCAAAATTGGAATGACGGAAGTTATGTGCAATGGATTCAAGACCCATTAGTGAAAGGTAAGAGATAATGCCAAAACCAGTATATGCAGATAGTAAACACTTTACCTATGATGAATTGTATATGCATTCGTTATCAGCGCCGTCTGGCGGAAAAATACTATCATCTTGTATTGATATAGCCCAAATGCTAATTGAAAAGAATATATCATATGGAGACTCAGCTTTAAATCCAATAAGGATATTTTCAGTTGCCGATGCAACAGAACAATTAAAGGTAAGAATTGATGATAAGTTAAATAGAGTAAAAAATAATCAAGGATTTGCTGGAGACAACGATATAGATGACCTAATTGGGTACTTAATATTATATAAAATAGCCAAATCTAATTGACATTTTCAGTCAACTAGAATATAATGAGTATATATGGAAATTGAATTATCAGATCATTTTGATCGAATGAATAAAGTTGTTTCTGAATTATTAAAAGGAAACAACCCTACTCAAATTGCCTCCCTAACTGGATTTAAAAGAGCGGATGTAGTTGAATTAATTGATGAGTGGAAGCAGGTAGTTCATAACGATACTGCTTCTAGAGAACGTGCTAAAGAAGCAATCTCTGGAGCAGATCAACATTATGCAATGCTTATTAAAGAAGCATGGAAGACCGTAGAGGATGCTGATCAGGCTGGTCAATTAAACGTTAAAGCAACTGCATTAAAATTAATTGCAGATATTGAAGGCAAAAGAATTGGAATGCTGCAAGAAGTTGGCCTTTTAGACAATGCTGAAATTGCGGGTCAAATAGCTGAGACGGAAAAGAAACAAGAAATATTAATAAAGATTTTAAAAGAAGTAACTGCTACATGTCCTAAGTGCAAGCTCGATGTTGCTAAAAGATTATCCCAAATAACTGGAATAGTAGAACCTATTATATTGCAGGAAGAAGTAAGTGGATCTTAATTTTGATGATTTAATAGATATACTCGATGGCGAAGAGTTTGATGAAAAGCCAGTCGATCTACGGACATTTGTCAGGCACCCAGACTATTTAGGACTTCCAGAATTATCAGAACACCAATATACTCTTATTGAAAAAAGCTCACAAATTTATAAAGAGTCTACATTGATTAAACTATTTGGCGAAGAAGAAGGTAAAAAAAGATTTAAGCAGACTGCAAACGAAGTAGTTGCACAGTTAGGTAAAGGGTCTGGTAAAGATTACTGCTCAACAATTGCAGTCGCATATACAGTCTATTTGCTTTTATGCCTTAAAGACCCAGCATCATATTACGGAAAGCCACCAGGAGATAGCATTGATATTATCAATATTGCTATTAATGCTCAGCAGGCAAGCAATGTTTTCTTTAAAGGATTTAAAACCAGAATAGATAAGTCTCCTTGGTTTATTGGCAAATATACAGATAAGGCTGCAGAAATAAAGTTTAACAAGAATATAACCGTGCACTCTGGACACTCTGAAAGAGAAGCTTGGGAAGGCTATAACGTAATAATAGTAATCCTTGATGAAATTTCTGGTTTTAGTATTGAAAATACTACTGGTCACGATCAAGCAAAAACTGGTGGTGCTATATACGATATGTATCGTGCCTCCGTAGATTCCCGTTTCCCAGACTTTGGGAAAGTGATATTGCTATCTTTCCCAAGATATAAGAATGATTATATTCAACAAAGGTATGATGCCGTAGTTGCTCAAAAAGAAACTGTAATAAAATCACATAGATTTAAAATGGATAATGAGTTGCCAGACAATACAGAAGGAAATGAATTTGATGTTGAATGGGAAGAAGACCATATAGTCTCATATAAGATTCCTAAAGTTTTTGCCCTTAAAAGACCAACATGGGATGTTAATCCAGTAAGATATATTGATGATTTTAAAACTGCATTTTATACAAATCCAGGAGATGCTTTATCAAGATTTGCATGTATGCCACCAGATGCTATTGATGCTTTCTTTAAATCAAAAGAAAAAATTGAAAAAGCATTTAGGGTAGGGCAATTAGCAGTAGATAATTTTGGAAGACTAGAAGAGTGGTTTATTCCAGATCCAGACAAAGAATACTTTATTCACGTAGACTTGGCACAAAAACACGACCATTGTGCAGTATCAATGTCTCACGTACAAAAATGGGTAAATATTAAAATTACAAATGACTACTCTCAACCAGCGCCAATTGTAGAAGTAGACGCTGTAAGATATTGGACACCAACAAAAGATAAGTCTGTGGATTTTACAGAAGTTAAAGATTATATTCTATTATTAAAAACACGGGGATTTAAAATTAGGGTGTGTACTTTTGACAGATGGAATTCTCATGACATGATGCAACAACTAAAACAATACGGCATCAATACAGAGATTCTGTCTGTCGCTAAAAAACATTATGATGATATGGCAATGATAGTAGCTGAAGAAAGGTTGGTTGGACCATATATTCAATTACTAATAGATGAACTTCTTCAGTTAAAAATTATGAGAGACAGAGTAGATCACCCAAGAAAAGGATCTAAAGACTTGGCCGATGCGGTATGCGGATCAATTTACAACTCTATATCTAGAAGCAAATTTAATTCGGAACAAGAAATTAATATCCATACATATCAGTCTATGAGTTACGACAACGATTTTGCAAAAGATCAAAAAGACACTACAGTTGTAAATATGATAAGGGCGCCGCACATGCCAGATCAATTAAGGGAAGCGATGGACAGGATGATGATAATATGAGTACGTATCAGGAAAGAGCGAAGGAATGCAAATGCTGTGGTAAGCATGTCCCTTTGCCGACAGTCTTAAAAGAATACAACGAGGTAGTAGTTTGCCCAACAACTTTTGCTAATGTTATTGAATATAAAAGAATTTGGACTACTTTGGGAAAACGACCTTCGGGAAATATTAGAAAGCACTTTTCTGAATATGTTCAGCAATTAGTTGAAAACACTATAGACAAGAATGAGGACGGGACTCTATAGATGTTGGAGTATAATTAATATATGGAATCAGATATGCCGATGGACGATTCATCAGATAGGTTAGAATACTATTTAAGTATTGGTGCCATAACGCTTGAAGGTGTAGATGAGAATGGTGAAATTATTTATGCCATTACAGAGGCGGCAGAAGAATTGGCTCCAGAGCTATGGGAGTCACATATAGAGCATATAGATCAATCTTTAATTAAATTGTATGAAGAAGGTCTATTGTCTGTAGAATATAACGAAGATCTAGAAGTAAAATTTACATTAAGTCCAGAAGGACATAGTAAGGCAAAAGAATATGGACTGATTGAAATTTTAAAAAACGAAATACCAAACGACTAGGAGATAAAAATGCCATACAGTGTTAAACAAGGCGTATCAGGATGCAATGGATATGCCGTAGTTAATGATGAAGGTGAATTAAAAGGTTGCCATCCAGGAAGAACTGCAGCTCTTGCCCAAATGAGAGCTTTATATGCAGCAACTTCAGATGAGCAAAAAATGAAAGACAAGAAAAAGAAAATATACTAGGAGAAAAAAATGCTAAAAAAAATCAAAGAATATCTGTTTCCACAAGAACTATTTCCAGTAAAACTAGAGACAGTTAAGGTCACAAAGACTAAAGCCAAAAAGGCTCCAGCAAAGAAAAAAACTGCTAAAAAAGTAGTTAAAAAGAAGTCTAAGTAAATATCAATTTGCTAAATAAATAAAAAATTTGATATAATATATACGGACCGCCTAACGGGGTCCGTATATTAACTTATTCGCTTAAAGGAGGAATAAAATGGTAAGTAGTTTCACACTGGATCTATTCAAAGATCCATTTTTTATTGGTTGGGATCGCCACTTCAAGGATCTCGAAAAGGTAATGCATAATTCAACAAATTATCCACCATATAATTTAGTAAAATTAAATGATGATGATTATATTATTGAGCTTGCATTAGCTGGTTTTAAAAAAGAGGATGTTCAGGTAGAACAAGAAAAAAATGTTCTGACCATTAAAGGATCAACTTCTGAATCAGATCCAAAAGATTATATCCATAAAGGAATTGGTGGTAGATCTTTTACAAGAACCTTTTCATTATCAGACTATATGGAGGTATCTGGAGTATCAATGTCTGATGGGGTATTAAAAGTGCTAATTGTACGAAATGTCCCAGAGGAAGCAAAACCAAAAACATTTGATATTGTTGATGCCTTAGAGCCACAAAAAGTAATTGCGGCTCCTTCTACCAAGAAAACAAAAAAATAGTATAATAGAAATCTGCACCCCTTCATCGGGGAGTCGCAGATAGGGCATCGCTGCCCAGGATAGTCGGGGGAGACAGCGACTTTAAATAACTGAATGGACCTGAGCATGTCTATAAAAGGCTCTTTTAATTTAAGGAGCAATGTGTTTGAATATAGAATTAAGCAGGTAATAAAAGTAGTAGACGGAGACACCATAGATGTAGATATTGATCTTGGATTTAGCATTTCATATTCTCAAAGATTAAGATTAGCAGGAATAGATACTCCAGAGTCAAGAACAACAGATAAACTTGAAAAAACTTTAGGTCTAGAATCTAAAGAGTATCTTAAGTACAAATTTAAAGATGCTAAAAAAATTGTTGTAAAAACAGAAAAGCCAGATAGTTCAGAAAAATATGGACGCATTTTGGGATGGATCTACCTTGACGGAAATGATAAATCTATTAATGAACAAATGATTGAAGATGGCTATGCCTGGTCATATATGGGTGAGACTAAAGTTAAAGACTTTGTAGCTTTAGCAGACAGAAGAAAGAGAAGCGGCAAGTAATGCCAATTTATGAATATGGATGTATAGATTGCGATAAATCTATAGAGGTTAATAGAAAGTTTGAAGATAAAGAGACTGTTCCTGCATGCCCCGCATGCGGATACAGAACTACAAGGGTTTATGGATCAGTTGGGGTACAATTTAAAGGAAACGGTTTTTACAAAACAGACAATCCTAAGTAACTAAAATAATTTAAGTAATTATTTGTGTTATAATTTCAATGTAACAAAAGTTTTGTTATATTGGAGATCCAATTGAGTAGAAAGTTAAAATACTTTTTAGCTAGCCTTTTTGTAACGGGTTGGCTATTTTTTATTGGACCAAGTTATGCTTGGGCAACAGAAGGAAATAATCAAGAACAAGTTGTTGTAAGCCCCGCTCAACAGGCAGTTAACACAGCCCTTGCAACGGCTACCACAGAGGTTCAACAGGCTATTGCAGCCACAGATACTGCCACAGCCACTATAGCAGTAGCGGTTGCTGAAAGAGTAGAAGCCCAAGCAGCGGTAGATACAGTGACAGCCACAGTAACATTAGCACAATCAAATGTAGCCTTAGTAGACACAGCCACCGCTACAATTAATGGCATAAACTTAGCCGTCACACCAATAGATCAAAGTTCGCAAGTAATTCAGGATGCAAAAAATACAATTATAACAGCCCAAACCTCTATAAATAATATTGACACATCAACTGCACAGGTACAAATATCCGAAGCCATTGCAGCAAAAACAACAGCAACAACAGCACAAGCCACCGCACAAACCGAATTAACTCAAGCAAACCTTGCTATTGATGCTGCCCAAACAGCAGTCAACAATTTACAAGCCACTATTGGAACTAGCACAAATGTTTTGACTGGAGTAGATGATGCTGGGGTTCAAATGAATCTTCCGTTCGGAATGCAAATGGGTGGAACTGTTTATAATAATGTATTTGTTGGATCAAATGCAACGATAACATTTGGAACAAATGAAGGATGGGTTTATCATACAACTCCAGGCGCACCTTCTGTATCTATTGCTGGATGGGACTGGACTACTTGGAG